GGTCCTAATTTTTATGATAAAGCAGCCTTAGCTTTTTTTGGTATTGAAAAAAACGGAATTAAAATAGATGTTGACTTATTTAATCAATATTATGAAACGAACAATAAAGAGTATTCAATATCAAATGATATTATTTACACACAATACAATTTACTCACCACAACTAAACGACCATCTAATACTTTTAACAACATTAATTTTGCCGCTTTAAATAAAGACAGTGGTGGTAGGATGGTGTTTATACCTAGAAATGATCAATTTGTTGAAATTGATATATCTGCTTATCACCCAACATTAGCAGCTAAAATAATAGGTTATGATTTTGGTGATAAAGATATTCACCAATCATTTGCTGAAATGTATGGAGTGGATTACAAAGAAGCAAAACAAATTACATTCCGTCAACTATATGGAGGAATATACTCAGAATACAAAGATTTACCCTTTTTTAAGAAAGTGCAAGAATATGTAGATCATTTATGGGATGTTTTTAATACAGTAGGATACATTGAATGTCCTTTATCTAATTATAGATTTTATAAAGATAATTTACCTAATATGTCTCCACAAAAATTATTTAATTATTTATTACAAAATTTGGAGACATCGCAAAATGTTCTTATATTATTAGATATACATAAACTATTACGAAAAAAGAATACAAAAATAGTATTATACACTTATGATTCATTTTTATTAGATATTGATAAAGATGAGTTAGATATTTTAGAAGACATAAAAACAATATTCAATAAATTAAAGTTACAACTTAAAATAAGTTATGGAAATAATTACGACTTTTGAACCACCTTATGATATGTATTGGTCGAACAACATTGACAGTTTCAACCAATTAAATTTAGGTGATTTGAACAACAAGCTATTCTGTACATTTACTAAATTAGAAGATATAGACAATCTAGTTAGTAATATAACCAGTTTATACAGTGTTATGTATAATAAGTTATTTGTACTTCAGGTAAAAAATTCAGACGAATACGTAGTGACATATAATATCGATCAAGGTAATATTACTTCTATTCCAGAAAATACAATCTTAGTACATCGTAAAAAAGAATCAAATACATTATACACAATTAATGCTCTTAATGAATTAATTAAACAGCTTAATAATGGTGTTGTAGATACAAAATATAAAGTAGAATGGAATCATTATCGAAATAGTATTTTGTTAACACAACATAATGATTTTAAACAACTCCAAACAAAGATATTCAAAGTTATTGAACTTTAATTTTTTTTTTAATATTTATCAATAAAAAATAATATGAAACTATACGAACTAAGACAAATCATCAAAGAAGAAATTCAAAAGGAAGCTCAAAAAGCAACTCTACCACCTGGGGAAGACAATATGCCTCAAAGTGTAAAAACTGCTCTTGGAGATGGAAAGTTGGAAGTAATAACATCTGAAAATCTTAAAGTAGGGGATAACCTTGTTTTAAAGAGGAATATGATGGGTGCTAAGATTGTAAAAATCGAAGGAGATAACTTTTTCATTTCGTGGAATGATGGTGGTAAGAAAAAATTGGACAGAAAAACAGTGGAATCAAACTTCCTAAAAGTAAAACCCCGATAATCCCCATTATAATGAAGCTTTCAGAACTAAGACAAATCATCAAAGAAGAGATTGAGACTGCTTTAGGAAATGAATCCCCCAAGCCTAACAAACCACAAGGTCAGTCCTTTGATCAAGCCAACATTATGAGAGCTTACAAAAATGTCGGTTTATTTACAGACAGGGATGGAGGGAAAGATTTATATCTTAATGTACCTATGGACCAAATCAGTAGTAAATTAGGTTCTTTTGTTGCTAGACATATGGCAGGCGAGAGAAAAGAATTACGCCAAGATAGAGCTAATGGGATGAAATGGCCAAAATCTAACGCTGTAATACCTGGGTATGCTTCCCAATTACTCAGAGATGAAGATATGTATGTTGTTTTGCGTGGTGAAATAAAGCAATCAGTTCCATTTGATACTGAGGGAATCAGATACATCAAACTATATATCCCAAACGAATAAATTAATAAAACAATAAAAAAATGAAACTATCACAACTAAGACAGATCATTAAAGAAGAGATCTCTAAAACATTGAATGAAAGTTCGTTCACATTCACTTACAACACAGACCCAGATGACTTAGCGTATGTAAAGCGTATGCTTAGTAAAGCAGGAGTTACCGCTAGTGTAAAAAAAGGTACTTTTGAAGATGAGGTTGAAGTAACAGTTGATAAAAAAGATCTGAATAAAGCTAAAAAAGCTATTGAAAAAGGAGGATTTGAATTAGACTAAAAAGTACAAAAAATTTTTTTAATAAGGCTTGGCTTTTGTCAAGCCTTTTTGTATCTTATTAATATAAATAAAAAATAATTTTTATGGATTTAAATGAAATGAAGAGCAGGTTAAGTGCCATGCAAACCAAACCAGGAAAAGGCGGTAACGGTGAGAAGAAAAATAATTTCTACAAACCAGCTGTCGGAAAACAAACTATTCGTATTGTACCTAATAAGTTCAATAAGAAAAACCCATTTACAGAGTTGTACATCCATTATGGTATCGACAACAAAACCATGATTTCTCCTTCTAATTGGGGAGATAAAGATCCAATTATCGAATTTGCAAAACAACTACGTCAAACAAACGATAAAGAAAATTGGAAATTAGCTAAAAAATTAGAACCAAAAATGCGAATTTTCGCTCCTGTAATTGTTCGTGGTGCTGAACATGAAGGTGTGAAACTATGGCAGTTCGGTAAAGAATTGTATATGGATTTTCTTAACCTAGCAGATAATGAAGACGTAGGTGACTTTACAGACATTGCTGAAGGACGAGACATTATTGTAACTACAGTAGGTCCGGATGTAACAGGTACAGCATATAATAAATCAACTATTATGCCTCGTACTAAACAAACATCATTAGCTGATGATAAAACACTTATTAAAAAGTTATTGGATGAACAAGCGAATCCAATGGAAACATTTAAGAAGTATTCATTTGAAGAAATGAAACAAGCTTTACAAGCATGGTTAGCTCCAGAAGCTGAAGAAGGTGAAATCATTGATGACGAAAAAGAAATTGAAAATGATGAACCAGCACCTTGGGAAACACCTAAATCATCAACTAAGAAAAACTATTCATTAGAAGTAAAACCAAAAACATCCAAAGCAGATCAATTCGATTCTTTGTTTGATGATGAGGACGAAGATTAATATTTTTATATATGGCAAAAGGTAGAAAAACGTCTTTAACAGAGGCAGTATCAGGTGAAATCAAAGCGTCCTTTAATTTGGATAAATTCAAAGAGAAAAAACTGTTAAAGTCAAATGTAAAGTTTAAGGACCAACAATGGGTTCCACTTTCAAAATCATTCCAGGAAGTAACATCAGTTCCTGGTATTCCAACAGGCCATATCGTTTTATTAAGAGGTCATAGTGATACAGGTAAAACAACCGCACTTATTGAAGCTGCGGTATCTGCTCAAAAATTGGGCATTTTACCTGTATTCATTATCACCGAGATGAAATGGAATTGGGAACACGCAATCCAGATGGGGTTACAAGTTAATGAGGAAATTGATGAAGAAACAGGTGAAATTTCAAATTACAGTGGTTTCTTTTTGTATGTCGATCGTGAAACTCTTAACTCTATTGAAGATGTAGCGGCATTTATTTTGGATTTATTAGATGAACAGAAAAAAGGTAATTTACCATATGACTTAATGTTTTTATGGGATTCAATCGGTTCAATTCCTTGTGAAATGTCTATTAAATCTAATAAGAACAATAATGAATGGAATGCTGGAGCAATGTCAACTCAATTTGGTAATGGAGTAAATCAAAAAATTACATTATCTCGAAAAGAATCATCAAACTATACAAATACATTAGTTTGTATCAATAAAGTATGGACAGCGAAAGCAGAAGTACCTATGGGTCAACCTAAACTAATGAATAAAGGTGGTTTTGCAATGTGGTTTGATGCGACATTTGTTATTACATTCGGAAATGTTTCAAATGCTGGGACATCTAAAATTAAAGCAATCAAAGACGGCAAACAAGTAGAATTTGCTAAACGTACTAATATTCAGATTGATAAGAATCACATTAATGGAATCACAACTAGAGGTAGAATTATTATGACACCTCATGGTTTTATTAATGACACTGATAAAGAAATTAAAGCCTATAAAGATGCTCATGCTAAAGACTGGAGTAAAATTTTAGGAGGTATTGATTTTGATATCATTGAAGAAGAGGATCAATTTGAAACATTCTCAACATTTACAGAAGAACCAGATTAATAATGGCCAATTTAGAAATTTTTAAACTTCTTGATGGTATCCAACAAGAAGAAAAGGAAGGACCTACTTTTGATAAACACAGTAGAGTATTGTTAATAGATGGTCTAAATCTATTTTTAAGAAATTTCGCTGTAATGGGTATAGTTAATGAATCTGGTGTACACGTTGGTGGATTAGGTGGTTTTTTAAGATCACTAGGTTCACTAATCAATCAAATTAAACCTACCTCTGCTTATATAGTATTCGATGGGATTGGTTCTTCCACAAACAGGAAGAACCTACTCCCCGAATATAAATCAAATCGAAATATCACTCGTATCACTAATTGGGATGCATTTGATAATTTAGAAGAGGAAAATGATTCAAAAATAGATCAAATATCTAGGTTAATTCATTATTTAAAATGTCTTCCTGTTAATATAGTATCTTTAGATAAAGTAGAGGCAGACGATATAATAGCGTTTTTAAGCGGTTACCTTTCTGAGTCGCATGATTCCAAGGTTTACATAGTGTCTGCGGATAAAGACTTTATTCAACTGGTTAATGAAAACGTTATAGTGTATCGACCGATTGAGAAAGTATTCTATACGCCAGATGTAGTAAAAGATAAATTCCAACTACCAGCTGAGAATTTTATTATTTACAAAACATTATTAGGTGACGCTTCAGACGTAGTTACAGGTATTAAAGGTTTAGGAGAAAAGAAACTAATTAAATTGTTTCCTGAGTTATATGAAAGAACTGTTACACTTGAAGAGATTTTTGAAATAAGTGAGAGGAAATACAAGGAACATATTATTTATTCTAGAATTGTTTTTGAAAGAGATAATCTAGAAAAAAATTATACCATTATGAATCTTAAAAATCCATTATTAGATGATCAAGAAAAAGAATTTCTAACAGAGTTAACAAAATCTGAGACTCAGGTTTTGAATTCCAAAGATTTTTTGTCATTTTATAATGAAGATGGATTAGGACGTATCATCAAAAATGTTGATTTTTGGATTCGTGATACGTTTAAGGTATTAAATAGTTTTAAATAATTTTAGTTATGACATTACAAGCTTTCAACCCCATAATATTTATAATAAAATGCTATGGTAATATATTTAACTACAAACCTTATTAATGGAAAAAAATATATTGGTAAAGATTCAAAAAATAATAAATATTATTATGGATCAGGAGTAAATTTAAAGAAAGCAATTAAAGAGTATGGTAAGAAAAATTTTAAAAAAGAAATTTTAGAA